ATTCTACCTACCTCTACATTACCTAAAGTTTCATCTACAGAATCAACTAGTAACATTACATTATCAAGTTCAGTCTTAACAGTCCATGTAAACTGTTCTTGAAGTCCCCATTCAAATACACCATTTGTAAGTTTGAACTCTTCTAGAGTTTTACTTGTATGATAATAATATACTTGATTATCTAATATTGCATCATATAGGTTTGTATTTTTGATGTAGTTATATTTTATAACATCAATAGGTAAGTTTGTAGGTGCACCACCTGCTGTACCCCAATCAGCAGTGTGTAATAGACCACCATTTGCTAATATACCAACTGCTTGATTAGTTGAAAACTGTCTTGTACCTGGATTTGGAACATCTTTACCACCACGAAATACAAACTCTTGATTAAAAGTTCTATCAAGAATTGTAGTTGCTCCACCTGGTTGATACTCAGTTGGGAATATTTGAGATGGTTTAGGGTGATTATCAGATACTATTGTTAATCTGTCAGTCTTTACTGTACCAGATGTAGCAAAGGTTCCTGTTGTTGGTGAGTTAGGATGACCTTGCCATATTCTATTAAAATCAAATGAATCTACTACGTTTGGTGTTTCTTGCTCAGGAATGATCTGCAAACGTAACGGATCATATCCTCTTCCTCTATTTAAAACTCTTACATGGATGATCTGCCCTGCACCATCATCAATGATTGGATATAATAATGCCTCTACATCAGGTGTACCACATCCAGTCACAGTAAGTCTAGGTGGATCAGATTGGTTATAACCTGATCCTCCATTTAATACTTTTACAGCACGAACTCCAAATACTTCATCAAAGATTGGTTCAATGACTGCGCCTGTTCCTGGAACGTCTCTTGCCATTTAGTTATGATACTACGTTAATAGTTCCTTGCATTGCAGCATGGAGTGTACACTGATAATAAAGAGTTGATGGAGCATCAAAAGGTACAGTCCAATATAAGATTGAACTTATACTACCAGTTTGTCCTGTAGTATATGGTGTGCCAGATAAACCCTGTGTTGATTGAATCCTAAATGGGTGTCCACCCCCTTCAACACTATTGTCAAATGCATAAGTAAATCCTCTATGCACATATAATGTTGGGTCACGGTTTTCTCCTGCAGGAAGACCAGGTCCATTGATCAAGAAGTCATTACTAGCATTCTCTACAGGTGCACCTATCTCATACCATATGATAGGTCCAGTTGTAGGAGTAGGAATCCACTCAGATCCTGACCAATACAACATATCACCTTGAGTTAGACCTGCTGTATTTGTATCAGTTAGAGCAGCGAGTGTTGTTGTCAAAGTTCCAGAGAAGTTCACCGTTACAGTGTCTCCAGAAACTGCAGTAGTAATATTAGTACCACCTGCAATAGTCAGTGTATCTGTCTGACTGTTGGCAGTTGTAGATCCTGTGTCACCTGCAACAGATGCGAATACGTTTATACTACCAATACCTGCAGCATCATCAGCAGGTAACCATTTGCTACTACTAGAGTTCCACTTTAAAACTTGATCATTATTAGGAGGTGTTGTAGTTGTATCAACGTCAAACAGCATATTAATGCTTGATCTTTCAGTTAATAGTTTTACTTGAGAGTTACCTACACCACCTGCAGTGATATTCATATTTACATATGGATTATCATCACCACTGACTGTAAAGAAGTAACCTCTATAAGTTCCAACTGCAGGTGCTCCTGCTAGTGTACTATATTCATTGTCATATGTTATTGATGTTGGAAATATAATTGTCCCACTTTCTGCAGCGTTTGGTGCTGCCTTTGTACCTTTGAATATTGATGTTACTCCACCTGCTGATAATGTTAAATCTCCTGATCCATTTGTTGCTACCGCTATATTACCATTACTTGAAGAAACTATAGAGTTTCCATTTACATCTAATGCTGCAGTCAGGTTAGTGTAATCTGAAGGCAGGAATGTGGCACCGTTATATCTTAATACTTGTCCCACAGCAGGGTTTGTGGTATCGACAGTAAGTGTCGTACCATTTCCTAGGGCAGTATATATTTCATTAAAGTTGTCATTGACCTTATCGCCTCCGACTCTCAGGGTATCACCCGTGTTGTCGTTAGCAGCAGATCCAAGACCTATCGTTTGCTTGGCCATCGCTGATACAATTTTTAGTTATTTATGGGGTTTCGGGGTCTACCAACTCCTCTCCGTAAGTTGATATGTCTGGAGCAGTCCAGTCATCAGGTACGGTAGTCTCAACATTGATAGCAGGATTCTTATATCCAGTACCAGTTGCACTGAGTTCAACACCTGCAACACCAACTAGTGCACGGATGTTTCCATCGAATCCTGAGATGGAGTCTATTCTAACAGTTGGTCTAGTTGTATATCCAGAACCACCGTTAGTAACTTGAACCTGATCAATAAATCCAGATGTCAAAACTGCAGTTGCAGTTGCTTTCTGACCAAATACAGATCCAAGATAATCAAATGTGATTAGAGAGTTTGATGATTCAATAACAGCAACTTCTCTATCTGATGTTTCACCTTGTATATCAATAAAGTCACCTGGCTCGATTGGTGGTACAACTTCAGCAGCGTCAACGTCTGCTTCAGAACCAACATATGAGAAGGCAACGAATGTTGATCCAAATCTAGGAACTTCAGAGAAGATGATTCTAGAACCAACAATCTCAAAACCAACTCCAGGTTCTTGGATAACACCGTTGAGTGAACAAATAATATTGTTCTCAGGTCTTATCACACTAGACTGTACACCATCAGTCAGTGTCAAGGAGTAGAACACATCATTACGTTTCAAGTTGAATGATTGTCTCAATGAGTCAAACTCGAATGAGATATCATCTAACTGTCTTAGTTTACCAATATAGAATCCAGTAAATGATGCACCCAAATCTGGTGGTTCAGTAAACTGAATCTGGTTGGAGAACGCTGTATATGCGTTACTTGCACCTGGTGGTTGTAATATACCATTAATGAATATTAAGAGGTGTCCTGCGGGATCTGGGAGGTATGTAGTACCGTTTGTAATAGTGAGTGGGAACGTTGTTGTAGTTCCATCAAATCCTTTAAATGATCTCTTAACTCTTGCCTTAAGATCAACTTGCGAGAATATTACAGCACCGTATGAATCAGGTCCTTTAATAGCATCTCTGATACCAAATGATCCTGTAACATCACTTAAGTATAGACGCTTGTTAACACCATCAACACGAACGTCTTGTACAAGAGCAGCACCTTGACCTGCAGTTGTAACTATAGTTGATATCGAAGCATATCCAACTGGGAATGATGCTGCTAAACCATAATCACCTATTTGATCACCCTGAGTAAATGTTCCTTGATACTCAATCATGTAGACATAGTTATTTGGAATGTCTACATCAGTAATGATACCGTATGTGGCAGAATCTTGAACACCAGATACAACCTTATAAAGTCTATTACCAACTGAGAAGTTATTAAGATTACTGATAATATTAATACCAAATCTCTTATATCCTCTTGATGCAATTCTATCACCAACACCAATATCAAGACCTGCATACTTACTTACTACAATGTATTGTCTAGAAGATTCTGGATATACAACAGCAGTAGTTTCAAATGTTCCTAATAGTGATTCAGTGTCAACAGTAAGTTTACCACCTGTGTTATCTGTAACTGCTGCTTGTGCTTTCAAGAATGATGTTGGTTGTGCAGTTGCACCAGATGTATAACCCTTGAATGGAATGTCAGCAACAAAGTCACCCTTAAGATCAATGATATGAACACGAGTTTCAATAGCACTAATCTGAGCAGTAGTAGAGTTAGTTGCACCAACAACATTGTCTGATATTGCCCAAGGACCTGCTGTAACTTTAACATCAAGATACTTGAAGTTCTCATCTTCAAAGAATCCGTAAACAACACCAGTTACAGATGGAGCACCCTGTTTTGCAACAGTTTCATTCATGGTATATGGACCATCTGTAATGTTACCGTCTATTCTAAATCTTGAATAAACTTGAACAACTAAACCTTCATTTACAGTTATATTCTCAATCTCAGCATATGAGTTACTTAATAAACCATAAACATAATCAGCATTATTTGCTCCACCCTTGATAGCAACTGGTATAGTTCTTCCAGTAGTGAATACCTTAGTTGGAAGTTGTATATTTCTATTTGTTGTAAGTTGTATGTATGATGTATCATCTGTAAACTGAGTTCTAATAATGCCTATCAAGTATCTGACGACTGCAGCAACAGAATCTTTAGTGTAGTCTGATGCAGCAGTGCTACTATAGAATGAATAGAAACCAGAGTTTGTAGCAGGAGATGTAAGTGTGCCATCAAGAGATGCCAACATATATGTTTCTAGCAAGTCAAGAATAAAGTTCTTAGTGTTAAATCCAGTATCAGCGTAGAATAATTTACCACTCTGTGCTTGATATGGATCAAGATCATTCTTAGTGAGTTTAGCACCCCAAACAAGAATACCAGTAGAACCATCACCAGTCCAAACACTACTTCCAGTTCCACTCTTAATAATGAACTTGGATCTTAGAGTTGTAAATCCAAAGGAGAATGTTGCAGTAATGAAGCATCTAAACCAACCGTTTCCAAGAGGTATTGCACCAAATGCTTGAGCAGTAATACCACCTTGAGGTGTAAAGACTGTGCTTGTAGTACCATTTGTAAGATTAAGATCAAAGAATACATTTTGTTCACCTGCACCACCTGGATCAAGTTGCATTTGGAATCTGATTCCTTGTGACCCAGATTCTTTAACAAATGCTGAGAATGTAAATGTTTGAGTTTCATCTAATCCAACAGCACCAGTATCGAATGTTTCTGTATTATTATCAAATGTAGTTGTACCAGAGTCAAATGTCTCAAACGCAGTTAGACTGTAATCTCTATTAATTTCATGCTGACCATTCTGACCATTATTAGGTGTTACATCTTCTGCAGTTTGCGATTCATCAGGAGCAAGAGTTGAAACGTTATCTGTTATTGTTACGTTAGTTGTAGGTGTCCAGTTGATTGCATATGCTTCTGGATTTGTCCAGAGGTTTGTACCTGCAACCTGACCTGCAACTGTAGATGTTATTGTTCTAGCATTAGCAAGAGTTCTTGTATTTCCAACATTAAGATACCAAGTATATGCAGAACCAACTCCACCACTAGAAATAGTAGCAGTTGCACCAGATGTCTTACCTGTCAATGTATTACCTGCAACCCATGCAGTTCCTGTAAACGGACCTA